AGTTAACTCTTCAACTCTAAAAAAGAATGATTGTCTTTTCATCATATCCATTAAGGGAGACATAACAGCTTGTTTGCTTATGCCTTTCTCTATGCCTACTGACAAAGGTTTGTAGTCACGTACTGCTTGGAATATTTTCTGAGCTGTCTCATCTAAAGTCCATCTGCCATAGATCATATCTTCAACAAACCAGCCATCTTCATTGACAAATACAATAGCTAGGGAAGAGTTATCTAATCGGCTAGTCTTACCTTTCTTCTTAGAAACATCTTGGAAGCCAGCTAAGTCAATAGCAATGTAGTAGTCTCCATCACCTGTAGGCTTAGAGCCGAATGATAACCATTCTTCTTTAAACATCTCAGAGCCTTGGTTCTTAAAGGAAGCCATGAACTCTTGTTGGAAAGCATGGGTAGACATACTCTTCTTAGCTACATCTATTTCTTCTGAGTCTAATGTTTCGTTGTCGTAACTGGTAAAGTGCCATGCGGCAAAGGTAGGGTCATCTTCCGTTAACTCAGCATACTTGTATAAGTCATAGAAGTGGTTACGACCTTTGGGTGTACCTATGAACAGACAACCACCCTTTTGGTCAGCTAATGCAGGGCGTAAGATTTCTTCAAACACCTCAGGTTTCATGTCTGCATACTCATCCAACACTAGGTAGTATAAAGATACACCACGCATCGTGTCGGGCCTGTCTGCACCTTTGAGGCTTATGGTGGCACCATTGATTAAGGTGACTTGCATATTGTTTATGTGGGAAGCTCTAATGACAGGGCCACCTAGCTCAATCAATAGTTTCCACATAATGTCTCTAGCCTGACCTTGTGTAGGCGCTACGTAGAAGACATGTGAGTTGGGTAGGTTAGCTTCTAATCCTTTGACTATAAGCTTCCATGCTGCTAGGCGACTCTTGCCACAACGTCTACCTGCTGCACAGACAATGAATCTTGTAGGGTCAACCCATACTTTCTTTTGCCACTCTAGTAGCTCTATGGTTAAGTCACTCATACTACAGTGTACTCCCCTTCTTGAGCATCTTCCTCAGGGTCTTGAGAACCTGAGACATCCGTAGAGCCGACACCAGTAATGTTTATTTGGATACTACTCTTGCCACCACCCTTAATGATTTCTTTCTCAAAGGCTGCTACAGGGGCTACTCTGTCCATGACAAGCTTCCATGCTGAGGCTTGGTTCTTATGTTCATTGTCCAAGGCTGCATCAAAGATAGCGTCTAGTACCTTAGCTGACTTAGGTGACGCAAGCATCCTAGCTTTGTACTCATTGATAATTGTAGCATCACCTTTAGGCCGACCAATAATCCCCTTAGGTTTCTTTAGTGTTGACTTAGGTGGTCTACCTCTGCGTTTGGCTACAGTAGTTTCTTTTGGTGCTGACAAATCAATTACCTCTTTGTTCTTGAGATTGAGTCTTACTTAAGTATACTTAAGAATCTTTAGTATGTCTTTAATAAATCATAATGGATAAACTAAAAGACATTCTAAAGAAGCTTTACAACTTAAGTATATTATAACATATTTAGTCATAAAAGTCAATGTATTTCTTGTGTTTCTTTTGTAATCTTTTGTTAACATAAGAGTCCTTTAAAGCTTACATGAGAATAACTCTCATCCCCGTGTCTCCCAAGGGTTTGCCCATGTTTTCTTTTGTAATCTTTTATTGACTTTTGTCAAAGCAAAATGCTACTTTTTTGTACTTGAGCGCCTACCTTAGATTATAGAAAACACGCCAGCCCCCCCGTCCCCTTAAAAGTCATAGGATGACCCTTAAGTCATCTCGTGACTAACTCAAGTCCTTTAGTCACATTCCGAATCCATCAGCGATCTAGTCATCCCATGACCCATGAGTCAGCTTAAGGCCTGATGTTGACTTAAGGCCTGATGTATGCTAGGGAAAACCTAAGGCCTTAACATACCTCAGGCCATGTGTCAACCCGTGACTATCTTAGGTACATTAGTCACAGAAGTTGACAAGTGTGTGCCTGTGTGGGTGCCCTAGGACACATGAGTAACCTGTGCATAACCTGTACATAAGTACCATAACTTATCCACAGGCCCGTAAAGGCGTCTATATGCTCGCCTTAGCTATGCTAGTGAATACCTATGCTATGACAAGGCCAAAGTATTTACGCTATTTTAGGTTATATTGTTTACATTGGTTTGCTTATGTGTTAGGTACGCACGTGCGCCCAATAGATAGGCGCGGGTATAAACTTGGCATGATACTTGCTTAAGATACTTGCACTACATTGGTGCGCCCTAGCACTATAATGGTGCGCCTCTCTAGCCCTTGCCATGCCTAGCTATCAGCCAATAGTGTCAATATAACGTCATATTATTGCACTACTATGGTGCGTTAGTGCTATGTGTACTTTAGGCTTATATCGCCTCTAGCCCTTACCATGCCTACGTTTGCCATTGTTGGCACGTGTATTGCATTAGTATACATGAGCGAGGCACAAGGCCAAACGCACTACTATATAGGTACCACCATGACTGAACGAGCTAAGGCAGCACAAGACTACACACAGGCACTAGAGGCTGAGGTAAAGATGCGCGAGCTAATAGCTAGCATACATGCGTCTTTAGTACAGATTAGGCAATATCAGCTAGATTACGACAAGGATATAAGCCAGCTAGAAGCTAGTCTATTACGTGTACATAAAAATGAAACACAGGACAAATTAACCCGCACCAATAGATTCATGGCGCAACTAGTACAAATGGAGAGCGACCAAATGCGCCAATTAGGTGACTTAGATCACCGCTTATATGAGGCTAGGCAAATGACTGAGGTCAAATTAACTATTGTAGAAACTATCATTCAATTAGAACGTAATTCAGGCGAGGTATAATCATGAATACATTACAAGCGCACAAGCTATTAGAGAATGCCCTAGACATCAATAACAGCCATAACACAGAGGCGTCTAGGGCCATCCTGTTAGAGTTGTTAGAGGTATATAACAAGCTAGCACTAGACCATACTGGCATATACCGCCCATTTAAAAACATAAGTGATCACCCAACCCATGTTTGGATTGTACCAGCAGATCGAGCGGAGCGCGCATAATGTTTACCTCACCTATCGCTGTATACACTACTGATATGATTTACGCATCTATCCTAGCTGGCGAAAGGTCTGCTATAGATGCCGCTAAGGAGTCACAATGGCAAAGGTTTTTGTTTCGCAAATGGTGTAGAAAACTAGGCGAACAAGCACAACCAAGGCCATATTAAATAATAATTGTATTTTCTAATTGGCTTAGGTACACTCAGGCCAATTACATAACGCAAGCATTAACAATAAATAAATGAGGTATTACCATGTTACTAGGCACACACAAAATCAAGGTCAAGACTAAGGCGCCCAAATCACGGGGGTATATTATGTATCAAGGCCCGTCTATGCTCACAGGAGCTGAAATAGTAGTTATTGCCACTATGTCAACCACTAATGACAAAACAGGTGATATGGTACAGACTTGGATACTAGACGCCAATACTAACCCCGTCAAAGCAATAAAGACGGGCGAAGATGAAAACGTATGCGGCACATGCCCACATAGAGGCACTACCTGTTATGTCCAAGTAGGTCAAGCGCCAAATGCAGTTTTTAAGGGCTTTAAGCGGGGTATATATCCACAGTTTGACACGGCTTTACATGGCGCTCATTTCGCACACAGAAAAATTAGACTGGGCGCCTATGGAGACCCCGCAGCAGCGCCTTATGACACTATGGCTTTAATTGCTAGCCTAGGCCTAGGTCATACAGGATACACGCACCAAATCAACCACAAGGGTTTTGATAAGCGTTTTATTGATCTATGCATGGTAAGCGCTGATACACCTAAGCAAGCCCGTAAATATCAATCTATGGGTGCCCACACGTTCAGGGTAGCACTAGAGGGCGATAGTCTAGCAGAGGGTGAGATTGAGTGCCTAGCAGATAGCGAGGGTTTACAGTGCGTAGACTGTGGCTTATGCGATGGTACAAAGAAAAATGTAGCTATCACAGTACACGGCAATGGCGCCTCTAAATTTAAATCAGCTATGGTTATACCTAGCACTATGGTGGCATAAAATGAAAACATTATATATTACAAAACAGCACGACAGGGAAAACACACTAGCTATTATATGCTGTACAGATAACAAAGAGCGCACTTTATACGAGCTTAGGCGCTTAAATGCTTTACACGGCCCTTTGGATTGTCGTAATAGCTTAGGTGGCTTAATTAGTGGCATGATTGACGGCAAAGTTACAAGCTATTTAAGTGTCAAAAACAATGGCGAACCAACAGGATAATAAACCATGTATTTAATTAATGATCTAATGCTAATTAGCGCTATTCTTATGGCGCCTGTGGTTCTAAGTTATATACTTTATAAACTAATGGATAGGTAACACAATGTTAAACCAAGAATTGATCGAAGTACACTTGAACAATAGCGACTTAAACCTAGGCAATTTAGCGGCAATAGCTAAAATATCTGTAAATGAGGCAAGAGTTATTATTGAGCGTCATTATAATAATAGTGATTTCTTAGAATACCCTCATTATCAACTTGAAATAAAATGTTGGCAGGAGCGCACAAAATGAAAGACTATAAGCACAAGCGCCTACAAGCCTCCTTAGAGGTGCGCAAGCAAGAAAGGCTAGATAGATACCTAAGCCTAAGCCTAAGCGCCTTAGGCGCCCTTATAGGCGTATTCTGTATCATATTCGCCACACATGTGGCCTTAGGTTAATAAGAGGGTGAAATAATGAATGTATCAATATACAGAAATTTACATAATGGCTTAATAAGCATTAAAAGCGCCTCTAGTGGCCTTGTGTTAGGCCATGCGCAAAGCGTAGACATAGCATGGGCCGACTTTGTGGTCAATGAGGCTGGACGCCAAAGAGTGCTCAAGGATAGGCAAAAAAATGTACATGCCTACGTGAAAGGTCTACTGTTGAATACTAGAGGCTTTAAGCCATACAAAGGGCGCTCTATAGGGCCAGTTTATGGCGCTTTAGATACTATACACAAGGTAACAATAGTCTCTTACAACCCCTATAAGGCGCCTCACTTTGTCATAAAAGGCACAAGTGACAAGGTAAGCAAGGCCAGTTTGTGTACAGTGTCACATGATGGTATTATATCTGGTTTCGGTATCGAATAATCATAAATAAGAGGAGGCGTAAGCCATGAGTAAAACTAAATTAAGCCCAAGGGCCATAAGCTTGTATAATGAGCTATTAGAAATTAACTGGGCAGAACCTGCCATGACTAAGGAAGTCATAAGGAACCACACAGGGCATTGGTCAATAGCCGCCACACTAGAAGAGTTAATAAGTGCTGGCAAGGTTCTACACGGCAATGAGGACGTACAGGGCGAGGTTCTAGTGACCTACACGCCTAAGGTCAAAGGGGTTGCATATGGCTACCCTTTAGATTATTATAAAAACTACA